ATGCCCACCCTCTCCTGCCCCTTTTGCGGTCATGCGCTGACCGACGGTACGTCACCTTGCTCCCATTGCGGCAAGACCCCGCCCATAGACACCGCCGCCGCGCCGCGCAGCCGGCTCGTGCCCTGGCTCATCGGCCTGCCCGTGGGTGCATTTGCGGTGTTGATGGTGGTCGGCTCGCTGCTGTCCTCGCCGGAAAGCAGCAACCAGTGGGTAGCCCGCGAGGCCATCAAGGTCTGCAACAAGGAAGTCGCGCGCGCTCCCGAAGACCGCAAGCGCCCCGATCTCACGGCCAAGGACTGCGCCGAGCTGGAGGCCGCGTTCCGCAAGGAATACGGCACCGAGCCTTGAGTTCGGCGGCGCAGGGCCACAGCCAGGCGGCCTGAAAGCCTGTGCATCCCATGAATCCAGCGTCGGGCCATTCAAACGTCTTGCTACATGCACCTGTAATCTGTAACAATCCAGCGAGGGATTCGTGCGGTCTGTGCCGCACGCTCCCGGCGTTGGCGTTGGCGCATGCGGGACAATGGGGACCAACGTGCCCGTGCACAAACGGCTCATGCGCCCTGGCGCTGCCGGCCTGGTGCCAGCCACCTGCACAGCGCGAAGCTGGGCCACTAGCGTTGGACTCCACCCTTATTGCCCCAGGCCTGCCTGCCACGCACAGGCATATGCCTGATTTGCCATCACCGACCCATAGCCCACAAGCTGGGAGCCCGTCATGAACATTGTCATCCTGGAAAGCAGTATTCACCTCTGGCGCTGACACTGATTTTCTGAAAACTACGCCGAAAGCTACGCCGCTGAGATGGGCATAAACCGGGGTCTTGACTGCAGATATAAGACGGCATGAACGCCAAATTTTCCTTGACATTCGCACACTGTATGCACGTACAGTATCGGCATGTGGTGCACATTTTACGTTCTCTATCGCGATGGCATACGGCTGCCTGCGGAAACAGCCAAGTCCTCTGGCGTCACCGGCTGGCTGTATATGACCTCCAACAATCCTGGGCAAGGCGAGCCCCTTCGCTATACCTTTTTGCTGCCTCCGGCCGACGCTTGTCTTACTCGCTCCATCATCACTCCGGTCAAACATAGCTCGCTGCGCGCCATTATGGGCGGCGGAATGCGGCTGGCAGGCGAAGAGCCTGCGCCGTCAGCAGCAGGCGGGCTCATCATCAGTCCTGGTGGGTGGTTCCATGCAAATAGCCGTGCCGGCGCCCCCACCCTCCTGCGCCCCCCGGCAAGCGCGGCCGCTTCCCGCTCGAGCGCATCCTCCCAGGGCCGCCGGCGCGCTACTCGGTGGTGGAAATGCCAAAGGGCTTTTTTACCGTGCGCGACGCTGAGGGCCGCCGGCTGCACTTTGGCCGCGGGCCAGTGGCGGCGGTGCGCTCGCCAGCGCCGTTTTGACATTGCGCAATTAAACACCCGTCAGGGCGATTTAGCCCTCGAGTCTGCGTAAGTTGTTGTGGCAGCAATCATGTCTGCTTAATTTGCAACCTGGTTGTATCAGGGATGTTTAATTCCCGGATGCTCCATGGGAAGAGGGTCGATGGTGCGACAGCCGTCTAAAGGCATAGAGAAGCAAGAAAGGGGCGAGCGCAACAAGGGGAGAAGCAACTCTAGCTGACAGTGACGTCATTCCACCCCACACCAGAACCATCATCTGGCAAGAAATAATTACAACTCCAAAGCCACTAAAGAGTTTCATTGAATACAAAAATCGACAAAACCGCGCTATGCCATATGCCATCGCTGCAGCCGTAAGCATGCCCCACCAGCCGAAGAAGTATAAGTGATCGCCAATGAATGTCGAGGCTATCGAATGACCGGCGTCCACAAAGCTGTCAGCCATGTTATCAACGACCCACTGATAACCGAACCCAAAAGGCTTCGAAGGCCAAATTTGTCGCGGAACCCAAATGAATAATGTAAAAATCACTTGGTCGAAGAATCCCGAGATATCTATGCCACGCTCGGCGCTTGCGTTGACGAATGTGCTCGCCAAACGATATGGCCCAATTGCGGAGTCGTTGGCAGCAGCCTCTATATCGAATGATATCGCAGCCGTTTTTCTCCCCACCAAAAATAAACTACCAACTATTGGAAGCACGGTAAATGCAATTTTACTGACTTTTATGTTGCTGGCATACATAAAATACAAAACACCTACCAGCAAAATCCCGAACGTAACAGTTCTACCAAACCCGCCCCATCCAATAAAATAATATACTAGAAAAGTGCAAAAGAAAATCGCAAAAATAAGCAAGTTTCTTAATTGCCTTCCGGGCCTTAAACTCAACGCATAAAACATAACGAATGGCGATAGCACGTAGTGAGCATAGTCGCCAAAAAAAGAAACGCCGACTACTGCAACGCAACTCAAGAGGAAAAAATAAAAGTTTTTTATACTCCACCTAACAGGTGGCCTGTATTCCAACCCACTCACACTATGCAAGAAAAAAAACGATATCACAGCGGTTGCATAAAACAACGCAAATGATGTCTCAAACAAAAAACCATTTACTAGGGCGGGGAAGTAAATAAATACTGAGAACCCCACCATGAACATCAATTCAATACTTGATTTCGCGTTAACTTTTCGGCTAAGCATTGCAAGAATACATGTAGCCATAACAACATCAGCTGCGTACCAATCTAGCAAAACTGATGTCAGCCAAGCAATCGCTAGCAAGAAAGCAGTTAACACACTTGACTTTTTTACCGTTAAATTCATGAATACGCCAGTTTATTAGAGATCACATTTAACCAATACTCGTACACATCTGCACTATCGGAGCGATGATGACAGCCGCCAAGTGAAGGAGCGCGACGAAGATCGCTCAAGCTTTGTCGCGCGCGCGAGCAGCTAGTGGAGGCCGACTTTAGCAGACCTCTGCCACTAGCCGACAGTGTTACCGCCCCAGCAGCAGCCCATCCGTCGTCACCTGCCCCTTCAGCGCTGTTACCTGGGCGTCTCGGACTTCGACCAGGCCGATAAGCTCTCCAACCACTCCCGCGCCCTCTGCAGCACGGGCTGCGAGCTGCTCGTGTCGATCTGCGAGATCTCGGCAGGCAGCGGCGTCACCGGCAAGCTGGGCGTTGCGGGTTGCGGCGGCGCGGATGTCGTGCTGCAGGCTTGCAATGCGGCCAGCATCAGCAGCGCGGGCAGCTTCCAGGCGCTGCAGGTCTTGAGTGTAGGCATGGGTGTTCTCCTGTTGGGCGCCAGCGTGCACCAGTAGCTCGCTGGCCTTCTTGGTGGTTTCGGCCTGGACTGCCTGGGACTGGGCGGCGATTTGCTGAGACAGCGCCTGCTGGGCCTGGGCCTCGGCCACTTCGGCGGCAGCCAGGCGCAGGGTCTGCCACAGCAGCAGGCCGGCGAGCGCCAGGGCCAGCAACTGCCAGGCGTAGGTTTTGATGTTTTTCATCGAGCCACCTCCAGTGCCGCCACGCTGAAATGGCCATCGCGGCCCCAGTCGGTGCACAGCTCGGCCGTGGTGTCGCGTCGGTCGACCAGACCAGGCATGCGCACCTTCTGGCCGTTCACCGTACCCATCACCCAGCGGAGCATCTGCTTGCACGCGCCCAGCAGGTCGCCAGCGTTAGCCAGCGCGCGCATGGTGCTGCCCGCCACTGTGGGCGCGCCCAGGTTGTAAACCATGTCGATGATCGAAGCCTGCACCCAGACGTTGTAGCGGTCCCACTGGAAGAACAGCCGGCGCCCATCGCGCTCGGCCGCCTGGTAGATCGGCAGCTCCAGGCGCTTGCAGTCCTCGGCCGTGTAGTACCGGCCAGGCACCACGCCGGCGCCCGTGACGCCATTGCAGACCGTCCAGGGCTGGCCCTTGCCGATCATGTCGCGGTATGGCACGCCGATGTGCCGGCCGCTCGACTCGTAGTGCGCGCCGATCTCCATGGCCAGCTGCACCGCTGTCGAGGGCTTATCAGGCTGGCGAATCGAGTAGGTGCCAGCGCCCGCAATGAGCGCCGCGGTCGCCACAGCCAACAGCTTGTTGCGCAGCGTGCCATTCATTGCACGCCTCGCCAGGCCGCGTAGGCCGCACCCATCGCAGCGCCCAAACTGACAATGGCCGCCACCGGCTTGGCCACCTTGCCCACCCAGTTGAGCACCTTGAATGCGCCGCGCATGGCATTGAAGAACTCCAGCAGATCGCTCAGCTGCCCCTTGAGCTCCTGCAGCTCGCGGCGCTCGGCCGCCAGAGCGCGCTCTATTCCGGCCATGCGCTCGCTCCCCTCCCCAAATCGCCGGTTGATTTGCTGCCCGGTCATGGCCGGCAGTTCATTTCCATAATCGTCCACGTTGACCCCTTGTGTAATGGGCGTAAAAAAGCCCGCCGAAGCGGGATGATGAATTAAAAGACTGACCCAAAAGAGCCATGGTCGAAGGACATAAAACACTTTGCGGTGATTGCGGCCATGAAGCAATGGTGCGGGGGGCATGCATTGCGTCATGGTTGGGTTTTCCGAATTGGCGCGCGGGCAAGAAAAAACCCGCCGAAGCGGGCTTCCTTTGACGTGAGACACGACTGCTATGGACGCTGCACCGTGGCTCCGCTTATGCACTCAATGATGATTGCCATGGGCGATCTCGATCAAAAGAAGGTACAGAAGAATCCGGCCGCACCGCCTGCGGCAGAGAGCGTCCGAAGCGGCGGAGTGAAGACGACCGCCAACATGAACACCGACAGGCCTGCAACGATGTGCAATAGCTTATCGTGATGGTTGGTTCTGGAGCCGACCATCACTGCGCCGCAATCAAAGGAAGCACACTTGTCCATGTTTGCGGAACGCCATTGCCATCAACAAAAGAGTGATATTGATTCCAGGCATAGGCTGTTGTTTTCCCAGTATTGATAGTGCCGGCGTATGTTGGCTCCCTATCCCCATCAACCAAGATGCCCGCTGTACTGGACGCACCGGCATCTCGCCCAATGAACGGATGGAAAGGTATAGCCCCGAATCCGACTCGGACAGATGGCGCGCTGAATTTCACACCTGAAACAGTCTTGGTCACCAAGACTATTACAGGGAAGTGCCCAGGGTTAGGCCCGTATACCGGATTTGAACCAGGAACAACATTTACACTAACTATCTTCCCGCCGCTAATGGTTGCGGTGAGGGTGTCTTTAGTACCGGAGACTGGGTTTGGTGCTGTAAGTGTTGGTGCCGTTGCATACCCCTGCCCGCAGAATGCAATAACGTATGCCGCAGGCGTCCCGTTCTTATTAAGCAGCATATACACAACGCCGTCTCCTGCAGAAACACTTACAGGGAGGTAACTTGGAGCATCGAAGAATGCAGGAGAATTTACTTGCATCCCTGTCACACCTCCTATCCTGAATGCTGGGCCGCGGCTGGCATAGTATGGATTGTTAGTGGAAGCTGTACTATACGTCCCGCCATTAATAACAAGCCCAGCAATCGCTCGACCATCTCCGGTGACAATATTGAAGTTATTCGCAACATTCTCAAAGTATGGGTTGTTGATAACAAGGCCTTTAGCACCCAGGATGCTGAATCCATAATTTCCACCCTGAAGCACCGGGCTGTTAAACATTACGGTTGACGCCGATGGCAGGCCCGCCGGTCCACCTATTACATCATAATAGATAGAATGCAGATGGGTTCCTGTGGTGTATAGGTTGTCAAACGACACGCCGTTTACGGTCGAAATAATATTAAATTTTGCGTTGGTTACATCGCCAAAACCAAAAAGATTCCTGAATGACGACCCGTACATATTGGCAAAAGTAAAACCATTAACGCCTCCAGTTGGGTACACCTCTATATTCTCAATGTCCAGGTGCAGACCTGAAGTGTTAGAAGACGGGAAAGGTGCGCATACAAACATATCTTTGCATAAACCCTCAACCATCATATTCATAACTGTTCTTCGGCGCTCTCTTGTATCCCCGCCGCCGATAACAAACCCATCTTTGCTTATGTCATTGAAACTTAGGCTGAATTCTTTGGTAGCACCGATAAGAGACACGGGGGATTTTAGACTAACAGTGTTCGCACAAAAGAATTTACCAGTGTTCCCTATAATTGTCGCAGCAACGCCTTTAGCCGAAAGATCATCAATCAATGCCTGTATTTTTGGCTGCGCGTTATAAACCGATGTCCTTGCGCGAATGGCGGCGTGTTGACTTTTTGGTATTACGTCAAAAAGACTAATGACTTCGCCAAGCTTCTCCGCGGCTGACCGGGCCTCCGCTCCGGTAACAGCAGCAAGATATTCAATAAGCGTCAAGCCCTTGGTGGGTTCTGCCAGATCGTCCCGCAACTGATCCAGATTCGCCACAAACACCAGCGCGCCAGCTTCGACGCGGTAGCGCGTGCGAGCCCCCTTCTTCGTCTCGTCGCGAGAGACCTCAATCAGGTCGCTATCAGCCAAGTTCGCGATGTCGCCCAGCGCCTGCGCGTAGGTGTCGTAGAACTCGAGAGGACCGATGGCGCCAGCGGCCGCGACAGCATTATCGCGGGCAAGCTCAGCAGCATCGCGCGCGCGCTCTGACTCATCGCGGTAGCTCTCTGCAGCTTGCGTTCCGGCTTCCACTGCCTCAGCTATATCCAGCTGCGCCTGGTTTTCAATCCCCTGCCAAGTCTTGCGAGGCCGACCGAGCCGGTCATCCCACACGTCGACGGTTTGATCATTGACAAGCCGATCAAGGTTCTCCGCGTTATCAAACAAGTCCTTGACGGCCGTAGACCCCACCGGATTGCGCGTGTTGTAAGTCGTCATTTCAATTCCCAGAAATGAAAAAGCCCGCTCAAGGCGGGCAAAAGAAAACCGGCTCACGCCGGTTAAATGGTTGGTGTTGCGTCGTCATCGAGATAGACGCGCGGGTCGTAGTTCACGGCCTGGGCTTGGCAAGTGCCATTGCTCGACTTCACGCTGCGCATCAGCGCTGGCCACGACCAGGCGTTTTCAGGGCCGAAGTACACATGGGGCGGCTCCTGCTTCAGGCTGATCGTTGGCCACTGCTCCTGCGGGATTGGAGTCAGCAGCTCGTAGTCGTCGTCGCCAGGCGTTGCTGGCCATGGGCCTGCCACCGATCCGTCTGGCCGACGGAATGCGACGACATGCGGTTGCCCAGCCTTCCAGCGCAGCGGCTCGCTCACATGCAGCAGCGCCTGTCCACCAGCCCCGGTCTGGATCTGCTCGAGGATGGCCGACTGGTCATTGACCAGCGAAACGAAGCTGCCATAGCTGCTGTTGAGCGCGTCCAGCTCAGTGCCGAAGGTGTATGTCCAGCGCCTATATCTCAACTCGCGCGCGCGGCGCATGCCTATGCGCCAGGCCCGGGCCCGGCTGGTGACACCGAGCAGCTTGAACTTTTCCAGGCGCAGGCCCGGCGATCCCGGAAGCACGCACTGAACGGTCGCCGTAGCCCATCCGTCAGCCTCGTCCTGGAACTCAACCTCCACCCCATCGTTGTCATCCGGCCGCGGCGAGGTGAAGGCGCGCCGAATGCCGCCGGGTAGCGTGTTCTGGGCGCTGTACGACTGCTCGGGCAGCGTGCGGATACCCTCGCGCACCGGCTTGATGCGACCGTCCTCGATCGTGAGTTCCGCCATCCCAGCAGCGAATGCTGCTTCGATGGCCTGCTGCACGGTCATCTCATCCAGAACCGCATCGAACGTTTCGCCGCGTGAAGTCCAGATGTCGTTGAGGCGGAGCAACTCGGCCACATCGATGCTGTCCATGCCGTATCCAATGGTGCCGCACATATAGCCGAGCGCTGAAGAAATCTCTCGCGTCGGCGCCGGCGGACCCCAGGAACCATCCGCCTGAAGTGTTGGAAGGATGCGCATGGCTTCCAGATTGACCTGATTCTCCGAGCTAGCGGCAATCTGGCCCAGGCCACGCACCTTCACACTGATCGTCGTCCACGGGTAGCTGACGGGTGCTGGCAAAAGGCAGCGCGCCGCATACCACTGGATGACGTCCTGCACCTGCGTGCTTGAGGACCGCGCGCCGCGGCGGCGAATCCGTACCTCGGGCCGTATGGCTGCGCCGAGGTTGATGCGCTCAGTGAAACCGACCTGGTCAAGCGTGGCCTGGGTGTACGTTCGACTCAAAGACTGCCACGGCCCACCGGCCGCAGCGCGGTAGTCAATCGACACACCTACCGATCGGCTGAGCACGTTGCCGCCGTTATCGATGTAATGCAGGCCCTGCGGGAAGAAAAAGTCCACCTCAAACGTGCTGGTGGCCTCGGCTGCCGGCAGAAGCACGAACGGCCCAGCCTGCTCGCCGAACACCGTGTCGGGTTGCACATCCCACTGCGCCTGCGCGGCCGAGATCGTGCGCGGCGCAAAGCCTGGCCAACCGGTGACGCCTTGCGCCGCCAGAGTCACACTGACGCCATTGACGGATTGCACGACATACACCCGGCCAGCGCGCGAGACCGCCATGTACTGAGTGCCAAGCGGCAGAGTATTCAGCGGGATCCATTCGCCCTCCCCGCCATCAGACCAAACCATCAGCGTGAGCTTGCCGTAACCCGTTGCGTCCACGCTGACCGAGCGCACCGTCGCCGAGCCGGTATAGGCGCCCGAAACATTCAGCTGCTGCCCTACCAAAGGCGAGATCTCGAGCCAGTCGCCCTCAATCTCGTTCATGAACTGCGGGTTGTCGTCGTCTCCGCTGGCATTGATGCGAGTGACCGCTACTGGCTGCTGAAGCAGCAACGACATGGCCGTGCCTTCACCCCATGATGCAGGGAAGTCAGCATCGGACGTGATCACGCCACCGCCCGCCAGCACAAAGCTGGAGCCAACCGGAGCAATGCTGGTGTCTGCGGTGGCCGTCAGGTCTAGTCCGGCGGTCCCGGCGCTGGTGCCGCCGATCTCGGGCGATGGATACCAGTTCTGCGCCATCTCGACCGCCGACAGGTCAGCGCCTGGCGCGTGAATGGCGAACTCTGCGCCCTCCATGCTGCCGAGAGGCGTGTTTCCGATCTTGATCGAGGCGGGGTCGATCTGATACTGCCCAGGCCCAATGCACAGCAGCATCTCCAGGTGCTGGGCGCGAGGCTCGGCAAAGCGCCGGCGGGGCGGAACCAGGTAGTCTGGATAGCGGATAAAGCGACCGAACAGCTCGGGAACCGTCTGGTTGAGCTTGGCGGTATTGGCTTTGCCCTCGGCGGATTGCAGTTGCTTGCCCTGGCCAGGATCATTGCGGGCCCCCGCCGCTTTGGGCATGAGCCAGCCGAACAGGAGGTTGAACACCTTGCCGATCAGCTTTCCCACGGCGCCAAACGGCTTTGGCCGGATATCCACAACTTGGTCATTGGTGACGGATATGGTCGCCCATTCGCTGGCCGGCACCTCTACGCCGTCGACGGACAGGGTGACCGGCTGCACATCGTGTGCGGCATAGTCAATGCCGGCTGCCTCGAACCAGCCCCCTATCGTGCCCACCCACGGGTGCTGCTCAATCGGTTGGCTGGGCATCTGCCCGGGGTAAATCTTGATCGTCATAAAACAAAACCCGCGTGAAGCGGGCCTGGAAGCGGTTGATCGATGTGAGGCATGGCCCCGTGGGCTCATCGGTCTCGAGAATGAGCATGCGGCCGTCCGCTTCTACTACCAGGCCGACATGCACGCACAGGCTGGCCATCCAGGCCGTGGCGATCGCACCGAGCCGCGGTTGCACTATCCGGAAGCCGTGCAGCGCAGACACATCGCCGTGGGCTCGGGTTATGGCTCGCAGGTTCCCCGGCGCCGCATCGGCCAGCGTTGGCAGCAGCACCGCGCCGAATAGCGAAGCGCGCGCATCGCGCACCATGCCCCAGCAGTCGTATTCCACCGGGCCGCGGCCGCCGCGCACGTAGCGCGTCTTGAGGAATCGCTGCATCACAGGTACTTGATGCCCGGCGCATTGGCCAACGTGTAACGCTCCCGAGGCCATGCCGTGTTCAACAGGTCGTAGTAGCTGGCTTCTAGGCCCAACGTGTCTTCGTTGAACTCGCCGCCTAGCACCGTCATGCGAATGGGCGCCGCCGCCGGCGCCGAGGTGTCGGTGCTGAGATACTCGCGGTAGGTCAGGTAAACAGGCTGGTCTGCGTCAAGGGCTGTAGCGACCAGTTCGTTTATCCGATCGTCATCCAAAATGCCCAGCGCGAACTGCAGCGACTGGTTGCCGCTGTTGTCCTTCGTGGGCAGCGCGATGTCCAGGCCGCAGGCCTCGAAGACCTGCGGCACCCCATCGACGCCCAGCGTCATGTCTTCGAAATCATCGACCAGCCGGACATGCTCCCCAGGCAACTCCATGTCCAGCGTTGCAATGATGGCGGTGTCAGTAGGCGCGCTCGCGTAGACCGTTCGCAGTCTGGTACTTACTACCATCTCATGCCTCCGGCCACTTCGCGTTCATGGCCACATCAAAGATATCCGCGCCCAGCAGGTACTCAGGCATCAGCCCCCAGCCTGGCGGCATGAGGGGGCGCTCCCAAGTCTCAAGCCGGGCGGAAATCTCCCAACTATCAGCGCCGACAAGATCTGGGCCGCTGTACATGTCCGTGAACCGGCAGACCAGATTGATCTTGCCCAGCGGCGTGCGCGCGGCCATGTTGAACCAGGCCCCGCCATCCAGCAGCACATCACGGAACCATGCTTCGAACGCGGCGCACTGCCCCTCGTTCATGTACCACTTAAACGTCTTGGCACTCGGCACGCTTACGGACTTGCGCCGCTGCCGGGCCCGTCCGGACGCCAAGGCTGTGCGCCTGAACGGCGTGCCGTGCTGGGTGCTGTGCCCCTCGCGAAGCGCGCACGGCAGGCCCTCCGGCCAGGTGATATCAGTCGTGATTGCCATTACCGCCCCCGCCTAGTCAATCCATATGTCGCTTCAAGAGCAGCGGCCTCCTCGCCGCCGTTGCGGATGTTGCGGACGAAAACGTTGGTGTAGTTCTGCCCTTGCGCATCTGTACCTTGCTCAATCTGCCCGGCCTTGCTGCTGTCTTCGATGACGTTCACCACAGGCACATTCCCAGCCTGTTGATAACGGCTTGCGGCGTACCCAGGCTGCGCGGCGGGCACCGTTCCCACATAACCGCCGTCGGCATAGCCGCTGTGCAGCGAGCGGCGGAAGGCCTCGAATGCACTGGGCCCGCCAAGCGCCGCCATGTCTTCTTGGCTCAGCACACCCTCTCCGGCGTGGACGATGCCGGCGGGCGTGTACTTGCTGCCTGGGCCGGTGTAGCCACCATCAGCAAAGCCTTGGCTTCGGATCGCAGCGACACGCGCCATACCACCCGCAACGGCTGCCGCAGCGGCGGCCATGCCTAAGGCGGGCCCCACATACGGAATGCCGATCATTGACTCGTATGCCTTTTGCGCGGCAGCGTATGTGCTGATCACCGTCTGCGCGATGGAGGCCGTCTTCATCACCCCCAGCATCGCCTTGTTCTCGATGCCGAACTGCTGTGAAAAAGCAGACAGATCGGTCGCCATCTGACCAAACCCGGCGGCCATGTTGTTGATCATCAGATCGGACTTGGCCTTCTCGATCTGCTCCATTCGGTCGGCATGCACTTGAGCCAGTTGCTCCTCGAGCGCGTAGCCTTGCTCGCGCTGCATCTGCTGAGTGGCCATCGCCTCCTGCAGGCGCGTCAGTTGCTCGGCATAACGTTCTTGCTCTGCCGTGGCCTCCGCCTCATAGCGCTGCGTCTGGTTGTCAAACATGCCGCCAGACAATGGAGACACATCGCCCTTCACCCACTTTCCGACATCATTGCCGGCGCCATAAGTCGAGGCCTGGGCCTGCGTCAAAGCACGCTGGGCGACTTCGGGGCTGACATGTCCACCCGCCAACAAACTGTTGATCTTTTCCTGCTCTGCCCGCAGCTGTTCCAGCGGCGTGAGCGTTTGCTCTGTCAGGCGCTTGCCCTCTTCCTTGAGTCGGTTTTGCTCTTCCAGAATCTTGGCGCCGTCTTTCGCAAAATCAGCCTGTATTGCCAGAGCTTCGGCTTCCTTGGCCTGGGCCGCCGTACTGAATTTGAGAGTGCCTTGCTTCAGGTCGTAGAGAAGCTTTTCATAGGCCCCCATCTCCTTGACCTGAGCCGCTTGCTGTTTCAGCGTCTCGAGATAGCGTATTGCAGCATCTCCATCCTTCTCAGCCTGTGATTTGCCGCTTTTCTTGCTGCCTGCATCAGCGTTGACCGGCATGCCTTGGCTATTCCGCATGGCATCTTGAAGCGCTTTTCGTTGCTCAACGATTGCTCGTGCCGAGGCACTGCTGTCCGTGTTTCCAGACCCTGCTCCCATGATGTTGGCAATGGTGCCGCCAAGCCGCTGGGCTTCCACATCCAAATCGGCAAGCATTTCCTTTCCAGCCCTACCAGCCGCACCAAGCTTGCTGCCAAGTTCGCCCAGGTTTTGCAACTGTTTGATCGCGCCCATGGGGGTAAGGCGATCCATGAGTGACATGTCTTCCAGCCAGGAAACGTCAGCTATTGCCGCCATGCCACCTAAAGCCTTGCCAAGCAAACTGACCGCACCATATGCACCAACAGCAACCGCTGCCACGGTCTTGAACGCGGTAGCGAAAACGTCGCCGGCCTGCCCAGCCAGACTTCCTTCGATACCAACCTTGCTGAATTCGCCCGCAACATCCGCAAGCGTAGGGATCATCGCCGCGACCATTTGCGTCACCAGGCCTTCACCCTGCTGCTTGAGCAGCCCCATTTGCACCTGCATGACCTGGGCAGCAGCAATGGTCTTCTCGTCCATCACAGTGCCTGCAGCCTCCGCGGCATCGCCCAAGCTCTGGAGCATCTTCCCGCCGTCTGCCAGTATCGGTATCAGGGCCGTAGTGTCTGAAGCCATTGACTCCAGATAGAAGCTCATCTGCTGCTGATTGACGCCAGCCTTTTCCAGGGAGTCGTAATAGAGCTGCAGGGCTTGCGGGCCGCTCAGTCCCCGGAACGCATCGGCAGTGATGCCAATCTTCGGCGCGATGTTCTCGAAGAAGTCTTTCATGCCACCGCCGCCGGTTGCTTGAAACTCCCCGACCTTCTCGGTGAAATCCTTCAGCTGGTCGCTCAGCTTGTCTTGCTGGATGCCGACGCTTCCCGCGGCAGCAGCCATGCGCTGAAACTCACCGGTGGTGCTGCTGGCAACGTTTGCAAGGTTGGCGATCTCGCCCGCCTGGTTCACAACCTTGCCGACCATCACACCCAGGCCAGAAACACCCACGGCCAAGGCCACGTTGATTTTGGTCCACGCAGCTTCGACTTCTTTGGCGCGGGCCTCCATCTTCTTCTGCATTTCGCGGCCGCTCTTGTCAGCGGCACGCTCGGCCTCTGTCATGCCCTTGGCGAAACCGCCAATCTTGGCGATCAAGTCCACCGTCAAAGTGCCAAGACTGCGTGATGCCATGTTCTAGACGTCCATAAAAAAGCCGCCCGAAGGCGGCAGTGTCATCCGATCCGTTACCGCCACCGTTTCATGGCTTCAGCGAGCTCGATAGGCTTGTCCAGTCGAGCAGCGCGCTGCGGTAAAAAGTCTTCCAGTTTCGGCCCTCTGGTTCCACGCTTGCGCGGGATGGTGCTGGCCACGGTCTGTGCCACCATGGCGAAACCATGCTCCATCCGTCGATGCAGCGCCAGAGGGCCATGCATCTCTCGATACGCCATCCACGCCTGGAACTCATCTGAGGACATGCTTCGCTTGGCGTCCGCCACAGTTCGCCCGCCGACGCCGGCCAGCACAAGCTCGTGCCAGACCTCGTCGGCGGGCGTCAGGGCTTTGGGGCATTGACCTCGTTGATCGCACGCACCAGCGACCAGGCAAAGCTGGGATGCAGGCTGTAGGCCTGGTCGTAAGTCAGCTCTTCGCTGCCATCATCAGCCAGGCGGATACACAGGCTGATCAGCTTCGCACCGGTACTGCGGTCTGCCGCATTGGCCAACGCCTGCTCGACAGCACCGAAGGGCTGACGCACGACGAAAACCGATCCCTTGCGCTCTTTGCCATCGGGGCCTTTCCACTCCACATCCTTTTTTACCGGATCCGTATCCACGAAACCGCCGAGTGCTTGCAGGTCAGAAAGTTTCATGGTTTACGCTCCCACTTTGCGGATCCACTGCATGGGGCCGCTCCGCTTAATGGTCATGGCGCTCTGCACAACCGAGTTGCTTTCGAAGGCGAACGGGAACGTTGCGAGAGTGCCGCGGAACAGGTTCCAGGTGCGGGACGTCGGCAAGATGAAATCCGCCTCTTCGGGGTCAACCGTGGGCACTGCCGTGCCATCCGACCAACCCAGAGCCCAAAGAACTTCCCGCTTGGATTGCTTCAGCTGGAACAGCCGGTAATGGCTGGCCATGGTCGGGTCGGTGTTGATGGTGATCGATGCTTCACCGGGAGTCTCAAGGCCTGGGCGAGTGGTGCGAGTCTCGCGCTCATCGAGGCAGGTGTCATCGATGTCGTCGGCGGATTCGCTGCCCGGGTCAAGCGCGGTTGGGCAAGCCACCTTCAGCACCTCGAAAACGGTGGGGTCGGCCTCAGTGGGGGCCAGCACGAAAATCTCGGTGCCTTGGGTCAAGGTAGACATGAGAGGTCCTTTCAGAAACAAAAAATCCGCCTCGAGGGCGGCCGGTGGTTGCGTGTGAACAAGCGGCTATGCGCGCCGGTTGATCCAGTCCGTATCGAAGCTGATGCGGTAGTTGTCGGTCTGCGGGTCCTTGCTCTCGCCGCGCCAAGCGGTGATGTAGCAATCTAGCTCGATGGCATCCCGGATGGCCACGGCCGCTGATCGGGCCGCCGCGGCTTTTTTGGCCCAGATGTCGACCTGCACCGTGGTGCGGTCAGCGTCTGGTCGACCGCTCAGGAAGTTCTCCGGCATTCCGCCGACAACCTGAAAGGTCGCATAGGGATATGTCAGCGGCTCCTCGTCATCTCGCTGGCCCCATGGGTAGATGCGCGGCGGCGATCCCAGCAACTCGCGCACGCGCGCGCTGGCAGCGGCCACGGCAAAGAATGGCGGGTTCATCGTTTGCCGCCTTGCTTAGCCAGCCGCTTGAGCAGCCGGTCCAGACTCTTGTCCAGTTCGCTGGCGAACACATTGACCGCCTCGCCCGCCTTGGACTCGGCCGCCGGCCGCAGGAAGGGCTGGGCGCGCATTTTTTCCGTCCCCAGCTCGAGCAGATGCCAGTGCGGCGTATCACCTTCGGCGCCGGTGTCCGGGTTGCCATCGGGAATGCGCCCTTTGCCAGTGGCCACGCCCACCGAGATCATGAGATCGCCGGTGCGCTTGCTGTATTTCGAGCGGAAGCGCTGCACCACGTTGCCAGCGATCTTGCGCCCGGTCTCTGTGTCGTCCAGGGCAAGGGCATTGGCTGCGGCCTGCAGCCGAATGACCGCAGCAGCCTTTCCAAGCGCCGCGCGCGCGGGCCTTTTGCGCAGCTCCACAGGCAAGGCACGCATGCGCTCCAGCAGCGAATCCACGCCGTTGATCTTGAATTCCACATCAGCCATCGTCCACTCCTTCGCTGACAGGGTGCGTCTGGTATTCCTCGCCGCTTTCCTTGTCCGGAAGCACGCCCTCGATGTTGTAGACCTTGCCCTTGTAGACAAAGCGCATGTCGTGGGTGATGGAGGCATCCCGGCGCGTCTTGATCGTCGCGGTTACCTTGGACTGGCTGGCTGCGGCCGCAATGAAAGCGCGGGCGCTCAGCGGCTCGATGGAGGCCCAGACCTTCTTGACATCGACCCACTGCTTTTCTCGATCGCCAGTCACTGGATCCACAGTCGTGGTGAAACGCTGCAGCATGGGACGATGGCGGAGCTTTCCCGCGTCTATCATCGCGGGCTCCCGTCAAGATAAGTAGGCGGCTCCAGGCCCTGCTCCTCAGCCTCGCTGTCCAGAAGGCGGTTGATCGCGAGCGCCAGCTCGCTGTTGGCTCGTGCCTGGCTCATCAGCGCGTGCGCCACCAGTTGGTTGCTTTGAATCAGCGATTCGACCCAGGGCGGTATGGGCTCGTTCATAAGCAATCCTTTGCCATTTTTTAGCCCACTCTCGCACTTTGGTGCATGTGGAGCATTCAGTAGACGACATGGGGAAGATCTCCTCCGTACCAGTTGCGGCACAACATCAGCAGATTGAAAGCTGCCGGGTTGTCGAACGTCTGCTGGGCGGTCTTCGCGGCCCGCACGGAGTCGAAGTCCCCCAGATACAGCAGCAAGGCGGCCTTGACCGCCGGCGGCACATCCTCTGCGGACTCCCACCTGGCGTCATCGCACACCTTCATGCAGTAGCTCAACGCTGCATCGGCGTAGATGCGGAGCAGCTCATCGCTGACCTGCTCCTCATCGGCGCGGATGTGCTCACGCATCAGCTCAAGGCTGATCAGTTCGCTTGCGTCCATTTTTCTGAGCCCTTTTCTCTTCGACCTTGGGCGGCTCATCTGCCTTCACGGAATCGGCTACCTCGACCAGTCCCATCGCCTTCAGCTTCTCGGCGGTGGCCGGGGAAACCTCTTTGATTTCCCCGGGCCAGAAATGGCCGTAGTAGCCGTCAATGAACATCTTGACGGCTTTGACTTTCATCACACGAAGCTGCCCTTGATGATCGCCTGCGGGCGGTAGTGCGCCAGCGCCAGCCGCTCTTCACACAGGATCGTGATCATGTTCTTCACGAAGTTGTCGCGGTCTTCGCGGCTGAGCTCCACCGTGGCGTCCATGCGGTCGAACACCTGAGAGGCCATGTCGAAGCCGCCCACCGTGAAGGTGCCGGCGGACTGGGCCTTGGTGGCCACCACGGGCAGGCCCCACAGGTTGTACGCTGCGAACGCCTGGGGGCCGCCCAGGATGTAGCGGCCTTCGCTGTCCTTCATCAGGCTGATCTTGTGCCAGTCGCGCACGTTCAGGATCAGGCCAGTTGCGCTGAACTCCGACTCGCTGACCTGGTAGATCGCATGGGCCAGCTTGTCGATCAGGTTGTCACCGGCGGCGTCCAGGCTCGCATCGTAGGCGGTGGCGACCTCGTTCAGGCCTTCGAGGTTGTCGCCGGTGCCGTCACCGTTGAGCATCTGCTCCTCTTCCTTGAGGGCCAGGCCGTACATCATGCGTTTGTTGATGTACGACTCGAGCAGCGGCGCGTCGTCGATGATCTGGCGGGTCGCCTGGATCCAGTGGGCGATGGTTTTCACATTGGCCGTGGCCTTGGTGAAGGTCAGGCCCGACTCAGGCTTGAGCGTGCCTTCAGCCACCGGTGCGGCGCCGTTGGTGAAAACGTTCTCGCGCACGTACTCGAGCGAGTTGCTGGAGATGCGGCCCTGCGACAGCAGCTGGCGAATGGTCAGGCGCTGCAGACCCGGCATGATGATGCCGGGCACCTGAAACGGCTGCACCAGGGTTCCGGCCGCAGCGGCAGCCGAGGTGATGGCCGCCTTCTCGACGAAGCTCTTGACCTCGACCGTTGCCTTGGAGCCGTTCCAGGACTTCATGGCGTCCTCGGCCACGCGCTCGGCGAAGGTCTTCTCCGTGCCCGGCTCGTTCTCGCCTTTGACCAGCTTTTGCTCGAGGTCGAACAGACGGGAGGCAGACTTCTTCATCTCCTCCTGAACGGCCTGGAAGTCTTCCTGCAGCTTCTTGCTGACCTTCCCGGTGGCTTCGATTTCGCCCTTTTGCGCGGCGAACAGCTCGGAGGTCTTCTTTTGGCCTTCTTCAATGGCCTTCTGGATGGCGGACAAATCGCTCATGGTTTTTCCTTTGGAATTTGATTTACAGGGGAGCCTTGCGGATGGCTTGGAGCAGCGCATCCAGTTCGTCACGCCCACCTGAATCGCTCAAGCTGGCCGACTTCACGCGGGCAAGAAATGCCTGCGCATCCGACTTCGAGCAGCCAGCCACATCCCGTAGCCAGTTCTCGCAGTCGCGGATTGATTCAATGGAGTCCAGAGACTTCACCGATGTGATTTGCGCTTCCTCGTTTGCGGGGAAGGTGCACACGCTGATTTCCCGCAGCGCGGCGACGCTCTTGAACTCGCGACCGGTCTTGGTCGTGTTGAAGCCATCGCTTGTGAAGGAGAAGCCGACGGACATGCCGCCGACCGTCCCGTGCTTCATCGCTGCGCGCACCATGTCCGCCTGGGCATGGCCCGGGGTCAGCTCACCGCGGGCGCGCAGGCCCTTCGAATCCTCCACCAGCTCTGTCCAACGCCCGATGGGGATGTCGAACTTGCGGTGGTTGAAGAACATGGCCACGTCGCGGCCAGGCCGGCGCATGGTCAGCGCGGACTTGAAGGCGCCAGGGAGAATCACATCCCCGTCCGAGTCCACGACGTCGAACACGCTGGCATAGCCCTCAAACACGCCAACGTCCGAGCCGCCGACGAACTTGATTTCAGCGTCCTCAAAATTGAGCGTCTTGCAAATGCCTTGCATATCAGGGCTCCAGAAAAGCTAAACCCCGCCTGGGGCGGGGTTTCGAGGTTGACCGAGCTGGTCAAGAGGTATGTTTTGGCTTTGCCGTGTTGCCACGTCGCCGCCGGGTAGCGGTGGCCGGTTGTCCAGCCTTCGCCCTTCATTGACGGTGAGCAGGCCGGTATCCACCAGCGTCTTCATGAAGTTGGCGCGCGCCGTGGAATCACCGCGCAGCAGGCCTTCGATGTTGTGCTCTGCATGCATGGTCTCCATCTCACCCGCCGGGACCAGCCAGCGCCAGATGGAGGACTCCCATCGCGACAGGTAGGGAGCCAGCGTGAACTGCAGGAATCCAAGGTTTTGCTGTTCGATGCCCGTGCCCCAGCTGGTGCTCTTTTCTACATCGCCCACCAGGTGCGGCGGCACCCCGAAGAAGCGAGCGATCTCGGACACCTGGAATTTCCGCGCCGAGAGCGTCTCGGCGTCCTGCGGGCTCACGCCGATATCCTTGGTGTCAAACCCCGCCTCAAGAATCCAAAGCCGTTTTCGCACTGGCCCGCCGCTGATTTCAGCGAAGTTCTGCTCGACCTGGCCGCGCTGCTCCTTGGTCAAAATCCTGTCGCCGGTGGTCAGGATTTTGGGAGACTTGGCGCCATTGGCGTAGAAGTCGTTTTGCTGGTCTTCCATTGCAATGGCGACCCCTGCCGACTTCGCAGCGAAGGCAATCGGGGAAAGGCCAGCCAGCCCGTTGAATCCGAAACCCTTGAGGTGGAAGATCTCGCGCTGCTTGAAAGTGGCCTTCTGACCGTCTCGTCGGTAGATGTATTCCAGTGCCCCCGTCTTGGACAGCGAGACGTCCATATTTGCCGACTTGAGCGGCAGCAAGCTGATGATGTCGCCGGTGCGGTTGCGCTCGATCTGGGCGTATGCGTTGCCATAGAAGCACAGCTGCATCGTCATGGCCTCGCGGAATTCCACCGCGGTCATGTACTGGTTTGGGCTGTACTGGAGCAAGCGTGCCAGTGGGTTGTCGAGGCCCACCTTCTGCCTCTCTCCCTTCGCATTCGTCTTGAACACGTCCAGCGGTAGATTGGCTGTCACCGTCGAGATCAAGCGAACGCATGCCCAAACGGTGGCGATCTGCAGGGCGCGATCATCGGAGATTGCGGAATCTCCGACGGTCCCGCCCGCCGAGACAGGTCCCGTTTGCGAGCCTGTCTCGGGCGTGCTGAGCCGGCCGCCGAACATGGTCAGCAGGCGCGCCCAGAACGGGCTGCGCGTTCGCAGGTCAATCGAATAGTCTGTATCTGCCATCACATGCTCAACGGATTTGCTAGAAAGTCATCGGCATTGCCGGAGCCATCAGGCGGAATTAACACGCGGCCCACAGCCATGATCATTGCCACGGCGCCGTCGATCTTGTTGTCATTCCCCTGCTTGATGGGCCTTACCACATCGTCATTCCCTGGAAGGGTCTTGCCGATCACGTTCGCGATGCACCAGGTCATGATCGGATTGCCGTCATGATGGAAGCGACCGGAGGCGATTGCCGCCTCAAGCTCCTTCATGGGGTCGCTCATGTTGGTGTAGTTCTGCGTGATCGTGATCGGCGTCAGCCCTTCATCGTCTAGCTGGTGCGCGAGGTTCGTGGCTCCATGTGGATCAAGCGGCGACGACTGCACCGGGTTCAGGCGGTTGGCCTCCTTGGCCTCCTCCAGAATCTCCCGGTAGTCGATCTCCGCGCCATCGGTCTGCACCAGCAGGCCAGCATTTACCCACTTCTGATAACGCTCGGCCATGCGCCGGTTGTCGTTATTGGCCACCGTGTCCTCGGGCACCCAGAACCGCGGCGCCACGCTGTAGTAGTGCCGCTTGCCGTCGATGTCCCGCCAGAACAAGCGCGCCATGCTGTTCATGTCCAGCTTGCGCGCCAAGTCGAATGCCAAGACGCACGGCTGGCCTTCGAACTGCTCCAGCGTCAGGGTGGTGTCTTTCAGCGACTCCCACTGGGCGACGTTGAAGAAGCCGGCCTTGGCCGTCACCCACACACCCAGGTGCTTGGTCTTGAACGTGTTGGTGAAGCGGGCTTGCTGGACCGCGCGGCGTTGCTGGCTCTCCAGGTACTCCTGGTAGACCGACACGCCAATATTCGGATTGGCCTTGGCCAGGACAGCCGGGTCTTTCCAGTCGTCGCCCTCGTCAATGGTCCACACCCAGCCGAACAACTCCTCATTCGGCACCGTGCCCTCGAGCATTTCCAGAACTTCGCGGCGCTTGTCGTAGCAGGGCCCCTCGATGTTGAAGCCCGCCGTGGTGATCATGAACATCAGCGGCTGCTTGCGGGCGCCCATGCCGGTCAGCATGGTCGTGTAGAGCGCGTCCGAGTCGTGCTCGTGGTACTCGTCCACGATGGAGCAGCTCGGGCTCGCGCCGTCGCCCGGATTGCCGATCAGCGGCTCGAAGCGGCTGCCGTCCGCCGGCCTGTTTAGGTTCGAGGCGTTGACCTCGATGCCCGCGGCCTCGACCAGCATGGGCGAGCGCTTGACCATCAGCCGCGCGGGCCGGAACACTTCCCAAGCCTGCTTCTCCGTCGTGGCGCCCGAGTACACCTCGGCGCCGAATTCATCGTCCAGGCAGAACATCGCCAAGCCGACGCCGGCGGCGATTACAGACTTCCCGTTCTTGCGGTTCACCTCCCAGTAGCTCTCGCGGAAACGGCGCATCTTGTCGCGCTTGCGCTTCCAGCCGAAGGTGCAAGCCAGGCCGAACTTCTGCCAGGGCTCCAGCGTCACCAGCTGACGCTTGAAAGCCCACTCCCCTTTCGTGTGCGGCAGCAGCTCGATCAAGGCGATCTTGCGCTGGGCCTCCTTCGGGTCGAAGAAGTACGGCCAGTCATCGTCCTTGGCGCGGTCGAGATCGTCCAAGTGCCGCTGGCACGCCAGCACCACATACCGGCATGCGGGAATCTTTCCCTTGACCACCTCCTTGGCGAACTTGAGCGCGGCGTCGACTGCAGGATATTTAGCCATTCATCAACGCGGCAAACGGATTGCCGCCCCCTTCTGGCTTCTTGCCCATGATTCGCTGCCGGCTCGATGGATCCAGCCCCAGCATTCCGCCATAGGTGGCCATCATCGAAGTGGCCTCCTTCAGCGCTGTCACCGCCGGGTTCTTGATCACTCCACCCATTGCCCCCGTCACGGTCACCCCGTTGTCTTTCACATCGGCCTGGGCCATGCGGAACTGGTCGTAGGCGTTGCAGTAGACCTCAAGGTTCTGCACATCGGTGGCCTCGAGCACGCGCTCGCGGCACAACAACGGCGCCAGCGTTTCCCATAGGGCGCGGCCGGCATCGCCCATCCAGATCGGGCAATTGATATTGCGAACCAGGCCGAAGTCCGGCTCGACTTTGTTCAGTGCGCGCTTGCCCGGGTTACCGGCCAGCTCTTTCTTGGCCGTGGGTTTCGGGCGGCGGCCAGAGCGCCCAGCAATACCTGCCATCGGGCCTCCGGTTTAAATTTCATTTTTCGCGGGCGTAAAAATCTGACTAGGGGCGCGGCTGTTTTCCGATAGGGGTTTGAACTTTTTACCCTCCCCCCGCCCGCCTACGGCCCGGCGCGACCCCTGGCAGCCCCGCAGGGCGCCTCAAGATGCCTCGGGCGGGAGCACCCTGCGCGCGTGGTCCTCGACCACCTCAACCTCTATGCGGGCCTTCCTGTCGCCCAGGCTGCCCACCTGGTAGCTCGTGACGAACGTGCCCACCTTGACATGCGCGGCCGTTGGGTCAATCCCCAGCTGCTCGGCAATGTGCGCGACGACCAGCGCCAGCAGCGCGGGCTCATCAATGCTGGCCTTGTGTACCGTTCGGTTCTGGTGGTCGCTGCGAATCTGGATGGAACTCATCGTCTTGCTTCCTCTCGCTGCTTGTCACTGCTATGGCAGGACTGGCATAAGGACTGGAACGGACCAGCCCAGAACAGAACCAGGTCACCGCGGTGCGGCGTGATGTGGTCGCACACCGTGGCCGCCTCGACCTTGCCGGCCTTCATGCAGTAAGCGCACAGTGGCTCAGCAGTGAGCTGGCGCTTGCGCAGTGCCCGCCACCGCGTCGTGGTGTACCAGGCACTGAACTGACCGGCACTGCCGCGCTTGGCTTGCTGGGCCTGCTCCTGGTGCTGGTCGCAGTAGCCGTTGGCATTGCGGTGTATGGCGTTGCAGCCGCGGTGCCGGCAAGGGCGGCTAGGACGCTGGGGCATCCTGCCTCCCGTAGCAGTGCACCAGATAGGGCCGAAGCGCACCCGCATAGATAGGGTGGATGGCACGGAACCGCACGACGAATGTGTCGAGGGTGTCGGGCTCCTTCAGGCTGAAGCGCAAGGGCCAGTGCTGGCACACCACCTCGCCGCGCTCTACATCAATGCTGGTGACATGGCGGAGGCGCTCGCCCGTGTCCATGCAGATGATGTCCGTGCGTGGTGCAGGCAATGGCATGGCGATTCCTTGATAGGTGCCACCGCTGCGGGCAAGGCGCCCCTGGCGAGTGAGGCGTGGTGGATGCGCCCGAGCGGTGGCGAAAAAGAGGAGCCGCCACGTGGCGGCCTTGGCAGATCGATGCGGCTAATGCTCTGCGGCAGCACTGGGCGCCAGCAGCTCATCGGCAATCTGCTTGAAATAGACAGAGCAGGTGCTTCCGTAATCCTCGACCACTTGCCCATTCGCATCCAGCACCGGGCCAAAGGCTGCAGGGTCAGCCGCATACCTGCGCGCCCATTCGTTGAATACGTCAGCAGCTTGTTCGAGCGTCAGATTGATGGGCATGCGCAACCTCCGGAAAGGAATAAAAAAGCCCACCGAGGCAAGCCAGGGCGGGCAAGTGCAGGACAGCGCCAGCACGGAGACAAACGAAAAAGCCCGCAGGGCGTGAACCTTGCGGGCTTTGTTATCTGGGGACGCCTCCGGCTGCCATAAGGCAACCGGGGCGCACGACACGGTGTCGCGGAGTATGGCGCGATCATACTCTCACTTTGTCAAATAGCGCAAGCGGTAAATGCTCCAGAACTGGCGAAGTCCTTCCATGCGACTGTGGTCCCACACCTCGCGCTGCAACCGATAGCGCCGGCGCGCGGCCATGGGATGCTCCTTCTGCGGCACATAGATCGCAAAGAGCACGCGGCGGAACTGCATGGGCACCACTTGCAGGGCCAGCTGGACATGACGGGCGGACCAGTCGGCCATTAGCGGCTGCAGCGGTTCGTCGCAATCGACACTGCGCATTGGCGGCGGCACGTACTTCCCCTCGGCACTAGCACACCGCTGCTTCTTGTAGCGGTCCTGGGCCCACCGGCCATAGCGCTCCAGCAGCTCTTCGGCATCACGCAGCTCAGCGGGCACGTTCAGGTTGATGTCTCGGCGCATTCGTTGTTTCTTTCTTCAGTTACCCATGAGCCGCTGAACCGTTACGTTCAGGGCGTCCATCTCGTCCATCTTCTTGATTGCCCACATCCGGCGCTGCCCATGCCACCCCAGCACGGCACCGCGGTGGCAGCTCTCGCACAGGGCGACGCAGGTGTACTGCCGGTGCTGTTTGACGTGGTGCGCCTCGCTGGGCCCGGGCTGGTCGCAAACGCTGCACGGCAGATCCTTGACCTGGGCAATGTGCTCACGCTCTTTGGAGTTCAGCTTGTTCAGCATCCGACCTCCAGCACGACGCATCCGCCCTTCACTGCCTCGCCGCGGCACAGCGTGAGTGGGTGGAAATGCTGGTCATCGACGCCGAGCGCCTGGCTGATGCCGTCGAAGTCGGGCTTCATGGCGGCCAGCAGGTTGTCGAGGTCGCGGCGGATTTTGTTGGGAGGGCAGAACGTGGCCTTCATAGACAGCGCGCCCTTCGGCGGCACATAGCCAGCCTGCTGCATGGCAAGCAAGGCCAGGATGCGGGCGCCGGTGACGCGCTTGCCCTTGATGGCATGGACAGTGGCCCAATGGTTGCCATTCTTGCGATTGGGCGACAGCGCGGGCGCGGGCCAGGGGAGCTCGATGCGAAGCGTCATGCGGCCAAGCCCTCCAGCGCCAGCCGGTGCTTCGCGAGCTCCCCAGCGATCCATTGGATGCCCTTGGGCGTGAACTTGGGAGCGGTGAACGCGTGGGAGTTGTGGGCAGCCACACCGGTGCGCACTACGAACCGGCCCGCATCGATGTGCCCCTGGTAGGGCGTCATTCGACCCGCCAGGCGATACATCACCTTGTGGTCTTGCAGGAACTGGCTGAACTCGGCTTCGTTGACCTTCAGGAGCTTCGCCACCTCCCGGAATCCCTTGGCGCCATCGGCTTGGACGTAGCGGTCCACGAAGTCGACCTTGGGCGCAGCCAGCGCCAGCGCGGCCTGCTGCTGCTCCAGCTGCTCTGCCTGCTCGGCGGCCAGGCGCAGGGCCTGGGCCATGGTCTGCGGCAGCGCCGGCGCGGCGCGCGCCTCCAGCTCCTGCCAACGATCCACCAGGCGCGCAGTGAACTCAGGCGACATCTGGGCCACCACGACATAGCTGTCACGCTTGCCGATCAGGTAGACCGAGATCGTGCGGGGGCCAGAGCGCGGGTTGGAGACTTCCGCCAATGGCGGGAGTGTGATGATGCCGCGTGCTGCAAGGCGCTCCATGGAACGCTTCACATCGTCGTGCTCCGATTCAACAAGGTCCGCGATCTCACGGCTGCTCATTGTTGCCGGGGCTTGGGTGATCTGCATCAGTTCGCTCCTTCTTGCTTCTCGCCGTACTGCAGCTCCAGCGCCAGCTGGGCATAGTGGATGACCTTGCGCAGGTCCTCTGCCCCGTTCTTGGCCTTGTGCCGCGTGGCGTACTTCACGATGTTTCCCTGGAAAAAATCCAAACCGTTGGCGTGGATGTATTCGATGGGCTGGATGGCACAGTCCTTGTAGTGGCTGCCACCCGCTTGAATGTCGAGTGCACTCATGCCGATGCACCTCCCCTTGTGAGCGCTGAGACCATGGTTGTCAGTCCGCCAGCGCCAGCTGGCTTGACCGGATGAAGGCCATTGCGGATGCGCCATACCAAGAATCCACTCACCCCGAACAGAGCGCCGACGTTCAAGCAACTGCCGGGCGTGGCCAATATCTGTCTCACGATCTCGGGCGTGACCTTCGTGCGCTTCAGCGCGATCGCGCGATTGGCCAGGATGCGGCGAACCTGTCCCTTCTGTGTGCCCAGGCTGCGGATGTAGCGGCCATAAGCTTTTTCGCTCGCGCAACGGCTGTGCGCAGGGTTCAGGCACTCCGGGCGGCCGCAGGTGTTGAACACCCGGTATCCATTGGGCACGGCAACACCCTTGGCGCAGTGGTAGACCGCGCGGTAGCCGCACTGGGATGACATGTGGCCGCCGCGGGCATGGTTTGGTGCATGAACGAATGGCACGCCCTTTCGCAGAGCACCGCGCCACAGCCAATGCCCCTCACCGTCGATGAAGCAGCGGCCCTTGATTTCTTCCAATGTGCGCATGCTCAAAACTCCTTGGTGTAGCGGCCTTGCTGCTCGGTCCTGGTCGGCGCAGCGAGGGAAACGGTGGATTGATTCCAGAGCTGGTACTGGCCTTCGAAATGCAGCGCCACATCTCCGCGCGCGCCGCCGCGGTTCTTGGCCAGGCTGCAGCCCTTGATCGAAGGCGCGCCGTCCTGGCCCTTGGCGTGGTCCCACAAGAAAATGATCACGTCCGCGTCTTCTTCGATCGCACCGCATTCCTTCAGGTCGGACATTTGGGGGCGCGGGTTCGTGCGCTTCTCCACATCGCGGTTGAGCTGGGACAGCAGCACCACGGTGATGCCCAGTTGCTTGGCGAGGCGCTTGAGCCCGCGGGTGATCTCCTCGAGCTGGAATCGGCGGTCCTTCTTCGGGTCGCCCTGCATCAGCTGCAGGTAGTCCACCACCAGGGTCTTGATGCCGTGCCTGCGCGCCAGCTTGCGAGCCTTGGATGCGACCTCGGCCAGCGTCAGGCCTGGGACGTCGTGCAGGTACAGCGGCAGATTGCGGATGGCCTCTACCGCCTCGCTCACGCGCGACCAGTCATCATCGGAAAGCTGGCCGGTCTGGATGGCGTCCAGGGGCACGCGGCCCTTGTTCGCAACCGTGCGGTCCACCACCTCATCGTTCTCCATCTCCATGCCGAGGAAGGCGGCGGGATGGCCATCGGATGCGTGGCGCTCTGCGATCTGCTGCGCCAGGCTGGACTTGCCAACGGACGGGCGTGCTGCGATCACCACCAGCTTGCCGTCACCCATGCCGTTGGGCATCATCCGGTCCAGGCCAGGAAAACCAGTCGCCCTGCCCGGCTTCGTCTTGCCGTCGGCGCGGTCCATCAGTCGGTCGATGAAGCCTGCGGCGAAGTCTTCCATCGGCCGGGGGTCCGTGCTCGCCCGCCCCTCCAGCACGGATTCCAGCGCCAGCACGGAAGCACCCACGCGCTGCTCAATCGTGAGCTCGTCATCCCGCGCCAAGGCCGACACCTCGAACGCTGCAGAACGCAGGGCGCGCTGCTTGGCATAGCCCGCCATGATTGCGGCGTGGCCACGGGCCGCGCGCACGCTGGTGAAGTTCTGCGCCAGCTCGTTGACGTAGCCCCAGTCCACTTCCTGGCCGCGCAGCACCTCCATGACGGCTACGACATCGACATGCTTGCCGGCGATGATCAGCTTTTCGGCTTCCTGCCACAGCGTGCGGTGCAGAGGGACGCAGAACGCATCTGCGGTGATGGTCGAGGCGGCCGCGTCGTAGGCGTCCGGGCCCTGGGTCAGGACCGCGCTCAGCACCGAGCATTCAGCCTCTTTCGAGAACAGGAATTCTTCCTGCGGAATGTCGAAGGCGTTCATGCGCCCTCCCGAGCTGCGGCCGCAGCATCCGCCACGCGCTTCGCCTGCAGGCCCTCGCTGGTCCACTGTGCAGGCCCGTCCGCGTTGACGAACCAGAGCTTGTACCAGCGATCGTTCACGCTGTTGGCGAACACGGCAGGCCAGTCCTTGTACCGCTTGTCCTTCCGAGATCCGGTCGTGTGCTCCTGACGAAAGCGCAGCCAGGCAATCTGGGCCATGTCGTCGCCAATGCCCGCGTCCTCCATGTCCTTGCGGATGTGGTGATCGTCGGGAATGGGCTTCACATCGGCAATCACGCATTCAGCGAGGTAGGTCTTCAGCGTCTTCGAAGCCGACGCGGAGGAAGAGCGCGATCCTTCGCGCGTTTCTTTATCTTCTTCTCCTTCTTTATCTTTATCTTTATCTTTATCTAGGCCGTTACTTTCTTGTTTCTGTAACGTTTCATCAGCGTTACCGGCTGCGTTACCTTCGCCGTTACGTGCTTCGGCCTTCTTCTTCTCGCGATGCTTTGCCACGCGGGTAGCGCTGCTATCGCTCGGCATCTGGCGCTTGTCCCAGGCCAGAGGCTGCCAGTCGTCGGAAATCAGCCCGCAGGCCACCAGCCGCTTCTTCACCTCACGGATGACGGCATGGTCCACCCACAGGCGCTGAGCCACGATGCGGTCCAGCAGGTCAGGGGCAGCGCCAGCATCCAGCGCGCCGTCGCACTTCAGCGCCAGCAGACCTATGTAGTGCCGCTGATCCTCGAAAGCTAGCGCGATGATCTTGGGGTCGTTGAGGAACTCGGAATACATCCGGAACCATGGATATTTGCCACTCATTGCGCGCTCCTTGCGTTGTCAGCAGCGTGCTCGGCCTCAAGGGCGGCATACACCTCTTGCATGGCCGCCAGGGTCTGCCCCATCTCGCGCAGGACGTAGGCGCGGTCGTTGTCGCTGATATTGCCGTCAGCCTTGGATTGGGTGATGGCCACAAGCACATCGGCAACCTCATGGACAGCGGTCGCGGCTGCTCGGGTCAGGCAACGGGCGCCGCCAACAGCAGGGGCGGCTGGCAGCGCCAGCATGCCGGCATGGAACGAAAAGATCGTGCCCAGGGCATGAGCGTCAGGGCTGCCAGCCTCGCGGCACATGGTCGCGATTTCTTCAGCATCCGCCAGCCCCATCTTGTGGTGCACCGAGCCACTCAGCTCCTTACGCAGCACTTCGTCGGATTTGTTCAAACGCACAGCCAAGGCGGGGCGGCCACCGGGGTAGCCAGCGACCATGCGGCGCAAAGCATCAAGGGAGTTCATGTCCGGTCTCCTGAGAAAAGGACGTTGCGGGCAACGCCGCGGCAAACGAAACTCGCTGCATGAAAAGCAAAACAACGAGAGGGATGGGTGCCCGCCGCACCCTGGGCTATGCTGGAAGCTCCTACACAACCAACGCTAGGAAGGGCGGACATGAAAAACGACATCGATCGGTCGCACCAGCAAAGCTTCGACCAGGGACGGCTGAGCGCTCTGGAGATTGCCTTCGCCACCTTCGTCCGCATGCAGCAGGAAGTGCCGAAGGACCTGTTCTGCCAAGTCATCGCGCAAAACGCAGAGGTCTGGAAAGACACAACCTTGGACATGGCTGTCACCGACGATTACCGGAACGGAGCGGAATTCGGCTTTCAACAGCTGCTATCTCAGCTTTCGTTAAAACGCCAGAGCTAGCAAAAACTGGCATCCCGACCGCGCCAACGCCGTACAGCTTGGCCCGCACGCCTAACGCAAATCGCCGTGCCTGCATGCGCCGCACCGCATCGGGAATGGGTCCGCCAAAGCGATATGGTTCAGCCATGGGTGACCTCCTGGGCGGCAGCCAGCGCCAGCTCGGGCCAGATCTGCTGCCAGTCGTCGGGGAACAGATCCTTGCGGGTCACAGACGATGCCCCCTCGACGAGGGCGGCGCACGCCATCGGAATGGGGCGAACCCCGCTCATCCACTGCGAAACCTCCGAAGGACTGCGGCCAACCTTGCGCGCAAGCGCAGTAGGACCGCCGTTTTCATCGCTCGCGCGCTTAGCCAATGCTGCATGTTTCATGCCTTAAATTTAGCACAGCTACATATAACTATCAAGCCATGCTAAATAGCCTTTTCATTAGCATTGCTAACATGACAGAATGGACTCAAGATGAGGAAGCCGCCAACCTCAAACGCTTGCTTGCAAGCGTGGGCAATAAGGCGCAATTCGCGAAAGAGAACAGCATCCCTGGCGGCGCCTCCATGCTTTCGCAACACCAAAGCGGGCATCGGCCGATAGGCCTAGAAGCTGGATTGGCCTATGCCAAAGGTCTCGGCGTCACGCTTGCAGAAATTAGCCCGCGACTGGCGAAGATGGTCGCCGACGTCCCGATGCTGACCGCCGACACGGCGCAAACCAATGTTGAGCCCGCGCCAGAGCTAAAGAAATCGAGAAGAGTTCCAGTGACAGGATGCGTGCGCGGTGGGGATGATGGGTATCTGGTGCAAGACAACACCCCCGATGGCTGGGTGGAGTACTGGACAGGTGACTCGCGCGCCTACGCACTGCGCATCCGCGGCGACTCAATGCACCCGCGTTACCGGGCCGGGGAGTTTGTGGTCATCACCCCCAGCATCGAAGCCCAACCAGGCCGCGACGTAGTGGTGAAACTGACTAATGGCAAGTGTCTGCTCAAGCAGCTCAACTGGATGCGCGGAGACGAGGTGCAGTTGCTGAGCATCAACAACGGCTATGCGCCCATGACTATCCTGCGTTCGGAGATTGAGTGCATCGACCGCGTGGCTGGCTCGGTGGGCGCGGATTCGATGGTGTTTTGACGAGGCGCACCTCATGACAAAAAACAGGCCAAAGCTATGAGCACAGACTACAGCAAACTAAATGCTTTCGCGCTAGCGACGACAAAGATGCATCTAGCCAATCAGTACGCCTTGTCAGTTCTTACCCATAAGGTAAAGAGCCTGGAGGAGCGGATAGCTAGCCTAGAGACTAAAGGCGCTCCTGAGTTAGAAAAAATCCGCCGCGAGTTCGACGCAATCCTTGAGCATTCTTTGGCTGAAGTGAACGGACGTACAGAGTGGGCTTCCCCCAGTTTCCCGGACTGTTTGCCTAGCCCGTTAAGCGTTGTTGCTCCTCGAATTGAACCGGGCTGAGGTAGTTCAATTTTGAGTGTTTTCTGAACGGGTTGTAGAACCGCTCGATGTAATCGAAGACATCGGTTCTGGCTTGTTCCCTGGTCCGGTAGACCGTGCGAGCGCAACGCTCCGTTTTCAAGGTCGAGAAGAAGCTTTCCATCGCCGCGTTGTCCCAGCATTCACCGCGCCTGCTCATGCTGCACGTAATGTTGTGACTTCTGAGCAATTGCTGGAATTCGTCGCTCGTGTACTGGCTGCCTTGGTCCGAATGATGCATCAGCGCAGTCGGTTTGCCCCGGCGCCACAAGGCCATCAACAGAGCATCGCTCACCATCCTGGCCTGCATGGTGTCGCTCAGCGACCAGCCGACGATGCGCCTCGAATACAAGTCCATCACTGCAGCCGCGTATAACCAGCCTTCGGCCGTCCAGATGTAGGTGAAGTCTGCAACCCATTTCTGGTTGGGCGCCAATGCCTGGAACTCGCGCTGGAGATGATTCGGCGCGATGTGGTTCTCCAGCCTGCGTGCTGCGGTATCTCCTGGAAGCCGGCGACGCTTGCGTCTGGCCTGCAGGTTGGCCAGTTTCATCAAGCGTGCCACGCGGTTGATGCCGCAGTGTTCGCCTGCGGCCCTGAGGTCGTGCCATACCCGTGGGCTGCCGTAGGTACCGTCACTCAACTCGAAGCTCTCCCGAATACTGCGTGTAAGCCTCGCGTCGGTCTGACTTTGCTCGCTGGCAGGCCTGCCAAACCATTCGTAGAACCCGCTGGCCGAAACGTTCATCGCCCGGCACATGGCCCGCGTGGACCACACCCCTCGATGGCGAGCGATAAAGGCGTACTTCACTGCGGGTCCCTTGCAAAGTAGCCGAGCGCTTTTTTTAGGATGTCGCGCTCCGTGGTGACCCGCCGCAGCTCTCGCTGAAGACGCTCGACCTCCGATGCCGACTCGCTGCGCAGCGGCTTGTTGGCCCGCATATCTATGATGCCGTCATGCTCCTGGCTGACCCAGCGTCGCAGCACGCTCTGCTCGATGCCGAGGTCCCTCGCAATGTGCGTGAGCATCGCCCCAGGCTGCTTGACCAGCTTCACCGCTTCGCGCTTGAACTCGTCCGTAAACGTTCTTCTCGTTCTTGGCATATCTGCCTCCTAAACACATCATGTCATCCAATGTGTCCGGGGAACTGGGGGAAGCCCAGAGGACCTCTTGGCTGCGCTGGAGGGGCTTGCGAATGGCTGAATTCGCTCATGATTTAGCCGTCGAGCGGCGCTTGAAGGTGATTGAGAGAAGAATGGCAGATGGCGGCCCTCCAGCAGATAATGGAGTCATGGAAGCGCGCCTCATCAAGCTAGAAGAATTCGCCGACGACGCCAAGCAAAGGCTTTCTCGGGTTGAGACGAAGCTCGACCATATAGACAAGGAAGTATCCAATTTCAAGTGGTGGGTGCTTGCACAGATTGTCGCGGCACTTCTCACCGTAGTGGGCACCGGAATCGCGATTCAGCAAATGACGGTCAGTACCTTTCTCGCTGCTGGCGCCCAATCGCAGCCTGCTCAGCAGCAGCCTGTCATCATCAACGTGCCCTTAGCTGCACCAGCTGCCTCCCCTGCTCCAACAAACTGAGCACTAAGCGCTGCCGCAATCCCAAGCCACCTTCGGGTGGCTTTTTTACGTCAAGTACTAAAAATACAAGCCCACTCTGTAACAACCTGATACGCTCGCCCGGTCGAAAACTAACAAGGGGATAAGCATGAAGAAAGTTTTGGCCATTTTGTTCGCCGTTGCTCTGAGTGGATGCGCAGTGCACAAGCACTGGACGCCTACAGGCGGCAGCAAAGCCGACGGGGTTGTGCGCTTGTCGTATCAGGTCGCTGAAATGGAGCAACCCATTTTGGACGAGGAGCAGGCCGTGACACTTGCGACTAAGCGCTGCAAGTCGTGGGGCTACAGCGGCGCAGAAGCTTTTGGTGGCACGACCAGCCAATGCAATGCCGGCGGTGGCTTTGGTGGATGCAGCATGCGTCAGGTCACCAAGGAATATCAGTGTACAGGCGACATTAAGTAACACCGACAATAGACGCTCGGGCAACGAAACCACCTTCGGGTGGTTTTTTTACGCCTTGAGGATAAAGCTGCGCTACACAAATCCCATAAAAATGTTTAGCAAAGCTATTGACCATTTAATTTAGCACCGCTACAGTTCTTCCATCGCAGCAACGAACCAGTTGCAGCGACACCGGCCAGATGGTCAACCGGCGTCGGAAACGATGGGAAGGCAGAAGAGGCATATGCCCGCTGTTGTGGAGCCATGAAGGTGCTGCCCCTGCACCGCGAAGGATGGGGCATGTGAGGTCTGGAGCCGGGCAACCGGGAACAGCTAGACCGAAAACCAAAGCGCCCTCACCAGAGGGCGTTTTGCTTTCCAACCACCACCGCCCACAGGAGGGGCAACAAACCATGACCGAACTGAAAAAAGGCCAAGCCGTGAACGCGCGCACCATTCGCGGCGTCTCGCCCGTCGCCGGCAAGGTGACCGACATCGAGCAGACCGCAAAAGGCTTGTGGGTGACCGTACAGCCGGACGCCGCGGGCTCGAAGGCATTCAAGACCCGCCCTGCACTGTGTAAGCCAACTTGATTGCAAAGCGCCAATAACTGTATAGAATCACAGTAACTGGATAAATAAACAGCTTCGGCGCAAAGCGCCGGGGCCATCATTGAAGTGGCGGCGTGGATGGACACGCGGGACCGTAGAGTGAAGCGAAGCACAAACGCGACACGCGGCGCCCAAAGCTGGAATCAAGCCCAGCACGCTTCAATGATGGTCAAGCCAGCTCGCGTATGTGCGCGCCGCACTGGTCAGGCCTGGGCATAGGGGGCCCTGCCGCCATCACCCTTTATCCCCGGCCCGCCTCGCGGGCTTTTTCTTTTCAGCCGCGCCCGGCACCTCTCCGCCCTCCCTGATCAGCCTTTGCCGGGCACCCGCGGCTCTCTCTTCGACCTATGACCTACCTCCACCCTGCCCTCGCGCAGCGCGTGCTGAGCACCTCTGCCCGCCACTACGGGCTGCCAGCGCCAGCCGTCCTGCCGCCCCTTTCCCCCGACGAGCTGCGCCAGCTGCTCGACAACCACCCCGCGCAGCCAGAAGGCAGCGCAGACGCAATCTAGGAGCTTTTCCCATGAGCGCTGATTTCTTCACCCGCCTCATCAACGCTCATGCGTCGGGGCCGAACATGCACCCAACTGTTGATCAAGACAACGGATGCACCGTCACCTACCAGTGCCCGTCCTGCGAAGAGGAGCATGACGACGAGTGCAGCGCAGATGATTGCTGCCCGCGGCATATTGAGGAAATCATCCGCTGCTCAACATGCAAAAAGAAGTACTTCGACACAGACGAAGCTGAGGAGTGCTGCCCTGCTTCGGCACGCAACCAGCCGATGCGGTGCCCGGTTTGCTTGCTGGCCGCCGACACCTTCGAGATCGCGGCCGATTGCTGCCTGCACGTTCACCCGACCATGACCGCGCTTGGCCGCCAGCGCGTGGGCCAGGCTGTCGCCGGCGGAATCCCGTGGCCCGATGCCGTGGCCGCAAACATCCATCACTAAACCGCCCACTGAGGCGGTTTTCTCTTTCTGGAGCCCCCCATGACCAACTCCATCCGCAAGATGCTCGCGAGCAATGAGGCCAGGCGCGCCGATGCCGTGCAGGTTCAGTACGAAAGCATCCATATTGAACCGGACTTCAACCTGCGCCAGGCCGGCGCCGAACTTGAAGAGAGCATTGAAGCGCTGACCGAGCATATTGTCGGCAGCGGGAAATATCCGCCCCTCGAAGTGCGAGTGCGCGCTGAAGGCGGCGTCTGGGTCGTGGACGGCCATCGCCGGCATGCAGCCATCGGGCGCGCCCTGGCACGCGGCGCGCCGTTGCGCAACCCCAAGACAGGCGAGATGCTCGTCCATGTCGTGATCTTCGAGGGCAACGAGGAAGACCGGATCGCGCGGATTATCACCAGTGCCACAAACAAGCCACTGAAAGCTGTTGAGATTGCGGAGGGCTACAAACGCTTGCGCTCCTTCAACTGGACGCCTGCACAGATCGGCAAGAAAGTGGGCAAGACGGCCGAGCACGTCTTGCAGATGCTTGCCCTAGGCGATGCGAGCATCGTGGTGCGGCGGATGGTCAGCGACGGCAAGGTCTCGGCCACCAATGCTGCCAAGGTCGCGCGCAAACACGGAGAGCAAGCCGGCGCGGTGCTTGGAGAACAGTTCGAAGCGGCCACCGCCCAGGGCAAAAGCCGCGTCACCGCCTCCACAGTCGCAGGTCCGAAGGCCAAGGCAGTCGAGCTGCGCAAGGACGCGGGCCGGCTGGATTTCTTGGTCGAGGAATGCGCCATCGTCCGGCACGGCGGGAAAGTGGATCTCGCATCCCCCGAACCCGGGCAGCAAGGCTACTGGCTTGAATGGCCTGCCACCGACATCACCCAGCCCGGCGTGTTCGCCACCCCGCGCGCCGCAATCGATGCAGCCCGCGGCGCAGGGAGTAACGCATGAACCACACCCCCAACCGCCCCACCGCCTGGCTGGCTGCCGCCCTTCTGGTGCTGATCTGCCTTGCCCTTTCCGCCTGCAGCAGCGCCGAAGCCCAGGAGCCCAGCGCCAGCGCGGCAGATCAGCGGCACGCGGCCAGTAGCGCGCGCGCCTGCCCGCCTGGCCAGCATGTCGACTGGGAGGACGCAAGCACGATGCGATGCCTCAAGCACCTCCCGTGATCGACCCCATCGCCAAGCGCCAGCGCGCCAAGCAGGCATGCCCCATCACCGGGGACCACGCCTGGCGGTGGGCCGAGAACGTCCAGCAGCCCACCAGCAAGGCCAAGCGCCTCACCGTCTCCATCAAAGGCTTCTACCAGTGCGCTTGCGGCGCGACCCAGATAGGCCCCAAGCAGCGCCAGCCGGCGAAGGCGAAGAAGAAGCCGCCCAACACCCCCTCACCCAAGCCCGCCACGCCGCGGGCTTAGTTTTTCCGGAGTCCGTATGCCTGTGCAATTCGTGAACTACCGCGGCGAGGCTGTCAACACCGACGCCCCCCCCCAGAAGAAAAAGCGGCCCAAGGCTGCAGACGAGTCGTTCCACAAGGGATGGCGCGTGACCGGCGTGCCTCCTGGGGCCCTTGAGGCCGCGCAGGTCGCTCACCAGAAGAAGACTCGGCTTGAGCTCCAGAACGGCAAGCAGCCCAAGGAGTTCATTGACGCCGACTGGTTGCGCAACGCGCGGCAGAAGCCGGTGCGCGCCAAGCCCTATGTCCTCGCCGACGCTGCGGAGATCTGCGCAGAACTGGCCCGCAAGGCTGGCTGGCTGCAGGTGACCGTCACGCCCATCGAAAAAATCGTTTCAACAACGGAGCCTCAGCCCCATGTTTAAAAGTCTCATCATCTACCGCATCGCCTCCACCTGGCAGGCCGACCTGTTCGACGTCGAAGAAGCTTTGCGCCGCACGCCATTTACCCCATGCGGCGCCACGCAGGAACGCTCTGCCGGGTGGGTGCCGCCGCGCGGCGAGGAAGAAGGCCTGTTCGCCGAATCCATCAGCGGCCAGTGGATCCTGCGCTTCATGAGCGAGAGCAAGATGCTGCCCGCCAGCGTGCTCAACCGCAAGGTGCAAGAGAAGGCCGACGCAATCGAGCGCGAAACGGGTCGCAAGCCGGGCAAGAAGGAAAAGCAGGAGCTCAAGGACGAAGCCAAGCTCGACCTGCTGCCCATGGCCTTCACCAAGCAGGGTGGCATGTGGATCTGGATCGACCCCGAGGCGCGCTTTCTGGTGCTGGACACAAGCAGCCAGTCGCGCGCTGATGAAGTGGTGACCCTGCTGGTCGACGGCATGCCGGGTTTTGCCGTGGCGCTGCTGGACACGCAGACCGCGGCCCAGGCGGCAATGGCGCACTGGCTGTCGAGCCAGGAACCGCCCGTGGGCTTCACCATCGATCAAGAGTGCGAGCTGAAAAGCGCCGATGAAGCCAAGTCAGTTGTGCGCTACGGCCGGCATCCGCTGGATATCGATGAGGTCAAAGCGCACATCGAGGACGGCAAGCTGCCAACCAAGCTCGCGCTGACCTGGGATGACCGGGTATCGCTGCTGCTGACCGATGGCCTGCACATCAAGAAGCTGACATTCCTCGAAACCGTATTCGATGGCCAGGCCAAAGACGAAGGCGGTTTCGACGCCTATGTCGCCATCGCCACGGGCGAGCTGTGCAAGCTGATTCCCGACCTGATCGAAGCCCTCGGCGGTGAAGGCCGCACGACATTGGGCGAAGGACTGCCTGCCGCATTGCAGCAACCGAAGGAGCGCCCATGAAAGTCATTCAAACCCAGGTGCTGCTCGCAATCCATATCACCGACCTGGTGGACATGGAAGACCTCACCGTTCTGGTCGAGGCAGGCGCGGACTCCCTCTACCCCGCACAGCTCATCGTGCGCGCCAGCTCGCGCACCTGGAATGCGCCCCTGTTCTGTGGAGGCGAAGACCCCGTGACCATCCTGTCACGAATGACCGAAGGCCGATTGCGTGACGCCCTCGAATTCAGCCGCCCATTCAGTCACCGTGATGCACAGCAAGTCCGTGGCATGACCTCCGACCTGGCTAAAGTGATCCCCGCCGCCGTCCGAATCCACCTTGAGCGCCTGCAAGCAGCGCCAGCAGTACGGGAGGCGTACCGATGAATTGCCAGCCCAAAGGCTCCATGTGCATGGCCTGCAGCAACGGCAGCGCCGCGTGCGCCGGCCGCGACTTCGGCTCCATGCCTGTGATTCAAGTCTACCCCGATGGCGTCAAGGCCGTGAAATGCAGCGGGCACCTCGCGGCTCAGCCGGCGGCCGCTCGGCGCTGCATCAGCTGCGGCGCCCGAGCTCCTATCCATCTCGAAGAAGGTCAAGGCCTGCCTTGCGGGCATTGATCAGGCGAACACCTGCTGGCAAGCATGCTGACTACTGAAACAAATCAGCTGAAATCAACGGTGATGCGGTCGCCCCCTGAGCGAACAATTCGGACAAGCGAATCCGTAGACCGAGAACCAGCTTTCACAGTGATTGGTGCGGCCGTGCTTCTGATGATCTCTATCACAAGTTCTGTCGATGTCTGACCTCCAATAACAATTGGACCGCCAGCAGCTCGTGCCACTTCAATTATCGATGCTGCGCTATGAGCCATGAATTGCCTTTGATAGTTAATTACGGGTTCACCACAACCGGCTCACAAAGTGAAACCTAATTGCGGATATAGCAATGTAACAAAAGCTTACTAACCAAACACATCCTCAGCCCGCCACTTGCGGGCTTTCTCATTTCTGACATTCCTCCCCTGCCATTAATTATTGCCACCGAATAAACGGGGATAAAACCATGACCCACAAGACACAACCTACCGCGCATGCGGAGATTACGGCGCCAATCTCCGCAGATTTGCGGGGAATAGATGATGCAGGCGCGCAGCCCGATCAAGACGACTTTATTCAATGGCTTTCCGGCACGTATCCGGACGCCTACAGCGCAGATGAAGCACGGCGCCTTTGGCGGCACGAGCATGTCTCCGCGTTGGCGTGGGAGGCAGCCAAGGCGCGCTATGCCGCCCAGCCCGCGCGGGAGTGCATGCAGCAGAGCGCGGAGCCCGAGGCGTTCCTGGAAGCGCCGGATGTGCAGGACGAAAGCGGGATCAACACCCACTACTCGCGCCGCCTGGTGATTGACTGCATCGCCGCCGCCCTGCAAGCCGCCCCACAGCTGACCCCTGTGGAGCCCGGCGCGCTGCATGCATCCATCCGGGAGTTGGATGCGTGGGAGTCGCGGGCAGATGGAAACGAACTGACCCCTTCCGAGAGCGATTCGGTGGTGCTGGTTCTGCATGAACTGAAGCGGCTGCAGGCCGCCCCACCAGCGCCCGCAGGCGTGGCAGTGCCGGATGGCTGGATGGAGAACTTGGGCTTCGAGCTGGACGCGCCGGCCGATGGCGTCTGGATGGTGATTGACGATACCGGCGCGCGCCGCGAAGCGGGCCTGGTCGAGCGCGTGCTGTGGAAGGAGCTAGTCGCCATTCGCGCCGCGCTTGCCGCCGCCCCGGCGCAGGCCGTGGCAGTGCCGGTGGCCGAGTGGGATGGGAAACTGCCTGAGCGCCTGCAACGTGCGTTGAACGCTCTGCGGCTGGAATGCTCTCCTGCAATCGTCGCGGATGTGGAGTATGAGGTGCGCAGCCACTACGAGGCCATGCACACATCGCTCGCCACGGTGCGGCGCATGTTCGGTGCCGCGCGCGACAGGCTTGAGGCGCTGGATGCAGCGCAGCCCGACCCGTTCGCCCCGGCGCAGGAGCATGCAACCCAGCTTGCGGGCCAGGGGCGCGATCTGGAAGTCACCGACGAAATGGCGCTGGCCTTTCATCGTGCAATTTCCGATGGCGCGATTGGTCAGGATGACGTGGATGAAATCAAGGACGGATTGCGCGCAGCGTTTTGCAATATCGCCGCGCCCGCCCAGGCCCAGGGCTGCACCCGAAGCCACCCGCACGAGAACATGTCGCCCATGTGCGTGCTGCGCACCGAGATTGCACGGTTGAAGCACGCGGCTGCAATTGCCCAGGCAACGGCCGTGCCCGTCCAGGCTCAGGAGGATGCACGCGACGCGGCGCGGTATCGGCTGGTGCGCCGTGGTCAGCATTGGAGCGTGATCGACGGCATTGGAGACGAGTTGCGAGGCGACAAGCTGGATGCAGCGGCCGATAGGCGCTTGGCCGCCCAACAGGCAGGAGACGCGTGATGGCCGAAGTCGTGGACCTTGGCGATTTCCGCATCACCTACCAGCGGCACAACAAGTACGACCGCGAGGTGTGCCAGCACAAGCAATTCGAGCTGGACGACAACGGTGAGGTGGTGATGTGCCTGCTTTGCGGCAAGCAGATCAGCGCGTTCTTCGCGCTGCGGCTTCTTACTCAGGATTGGGGTCGCATCGCTGCCGACATACAGACCAGGCAGGCGCGTGTCGCCGAAGAAAAGGCGAAGCACATTCACCTGATCGCAGCGCGCGAGGTGGAGCGTGCCTGGCGCGACCGGCGGCACGTCCCCACCTGCCCGCACTGCGGCGAAGGCATCCGGGCGACGGACGGATTCGGTCGCGGGGCGATCAACCTACAGATTGACGACGCGCGCCGCGCACAGCGCGCAGCAGCGCAGAAAGACCAGCCATGACTACAGCACAAGACCAACAGAGCCGCGAGGCATACGAGGATGGCAAGTGGTACTGGGTCGAGCACGAGGGCTGGCACGACGAGCCGCCCACGATAGCGCCCGCGTGCTACAAGGCCAACTGCGATTCCTGGTACAGCCATGTTTTTTCCGGCATCAGCACGCCCTATCTCAAGGTGCTGGGGCCGTGCGAAATGCGAGCCGCGGGCACCCTACCCGCACCCGAGAACGTCCGCGAGGGCGAGCCCTACGACAACCCGGCATTCGAGGATCTGGCCAGGACCATGGGCGTGTGGGGAACGGCCCAGGCCGCCCTGTGCGCGCAGTTCTTCCTTGCCGGTCGCGGCGCACTGTCGGCGGGCGTAGAGCCAGCGGGCAGCGTCTACACGATGCAGGCGCTGGTGCCCGGTGGCCGCGAGGTCGCACACGTGTCGCTGCGTCAGCCGCTTCCAGCCGGCACGTTGCTCTACACCGCAGCCCAGGTGCTGGCCATGGGCCGCGTGCCGCCAGGGTGGAAGGCCGTGGAGCGGCAACTGCTGGAGGATGCCGAGCAGGCATTGGCCAATTTCGTGAGCGAACACGATTGGGGCGACTCCGACATGGTTGCGATGGACAACCTGAGCGCTGTTCTCGCAGCAGCCCCATGGCCACCAGCCGCGCAGGAGCGCAAGCCGCTGTTCTGGGTGCGCCTACTGCGCGACGGCCTGTACGAAGGGCCGGTGCACGCCAATTCTTCTGAAGGCAAGATGCTGCGCGACGCGAAGCCCGACGAGTGGCACCCGCTGTACTTAGGCCAGGCCGAGCCCCGCCCGCAGCCCACACCGTTCCCAGCAGACTTCGCCCAAGCCTACTGGCGCGACCGCAGCGGGGCGCCCGACCTATGAGCCGCCGCACACCCGACTTTGACCAGCCCGCCCAGCAAGCGGGCTTTTTTACGACTGGACCAAAATGACCACCGTAGCAATATCCCCCCGCGTCGTCACCAAAGAGATCGCGGCGCAACTCTTGAGCCTGTCCGTGTCGTCGTTCGACCGCCTGCTGGCGAAAGGCAGCGTCCCAAAGCCTAGACAGCTCAGTCCGAACCGCGTTGGCTGGCTGGTCAGCGACCTTGATGCCTGGGCTGAAAAGCGCCCTGTCTCTGACCTTCTGCCGCCCAGCAACACAGGGGCGCCAAAGCCGCGCAAGGCCGGGCCAAATCAGGCGCCCTCGCTGGCGGCAGCATGA